ATGGGGGCTACAGGAAAAAGAGAAGATCATACAATAGGGAATGTCAGCTTGCTGGCGGATTATATGGAGCAGGCGGACCGACATAATTCTTTCCGTCGTGGTACTTGCTCTCGACACTAAAAGTCGGATGATTTGGCTTTTTAAACGTATCGGGGAAGTGGCCGTTTTCTGCTTGAGCCGCGCCCGCCTTCCATGCGCCTCTAAGGTCATAGTCGTAAACATCACGCTCATGGCCGATCTTCTTTGCCCATGCTTGGTACTGCTTTTCTTCGTCCTCAGTGAGTTGAGTATTAAATTTGTCGGAGTAATCGTTCTTATCGATTCCCAGCGCCTTATGGACTCCGGCTGTAATCGTTTCTTGGGAGTAGGCGACCGCGCCGATCTCCTGGCGCATCATCGCGCTGATGAGTTTGGTCATCACCTGAGGATCCTTGACGTCAAGCGCCTCTCCGGGATTGACGCCCATGGCTTTGCAGACATTGCTGATGTATGCACGTGTCACGCCGTCGCTCGCGGCGCAGAAGCGATCAACAATGCCGTCCACGGTGTTGATGCCGTACTTGGAGGAGTAAGTCTTGAGGATCTTGGCCGCGGCGCAAATACCGTCCTGCGGAGTCTCGAAAATGGCATGACCTCTGGCGTCCTGGCCCACCATACCGCTCCAGTTATTGCCGAAAGCTTTAATGTTGAGCGGGTTGCAGAACTTGTAGCCGATCGTATTCAACACCTTGTCCGGAACACTGGGGGGCGTGCCTAAGCCTGCCTGGGCGCCGGAGACTCGGACGTCGACTTTACCCGCGGCGCGAGCCGCCGGGCCTTGCGTCAGGCCGATCGCTTCAGGGCCGCCCATTGCGTCCACGGTCTCTTGGAGCTGAGGCCATACGCGCTCGCGCAACAAGGCGTAGGTCTTGCGGGACACGTCTGGGCTCATCTTCGTGGAGCCGACCTGCTGGAAGTGCTTGAGCGCCCCATACGGGTCTTCGACTGCCATCTGTTGGTAGGCTGAGGCATACGCCAGGGCGGAGTAGTTGTCCTTTTGTCTTGCGATCCATTCCGGACTCTTGCCGCCGATTTTGCCCTGGTAGTCCACCTCATCCATGAGGCTCGCCATTGTGCGCTCGGAGTCAGGGCCGAAACCGGAGAAGGCAAAGTCGTCGATCAAAGACTTGGCGCGCGCGTCCGAGACTTCTGCCTTATAGGCGGCATTTTCTTTCAGGCGATAGCGCTGCATGGATTGATCGTAAGAGTTGATCTTCTCCAGCGCGACAGAAGTAAAAGCCTGCTTTGCCAGCGGGTTTTGCAGTTTATCCAGGCGCGTCTGATATGCTTTATTCATGGCTTCGCGGGTCGGGTCATACCCTTCCACTGCGGTCTTGCCCTTCATGGCGTAGTAGCCGCTCTCCGGATTCCATTGCAGCTCTCGTAATTCTTGATCCAGGCCGTTGAGCGCCTCGTCGGCTTCCGCCTTGACCTGCTGGGCCTCGGCCTTCTCGGCAAATTTGACGCTTAAGCCGATACCGTGCTTTAGCGGCTGGGTGGCTCGCTCCATTGCACGCTCATAGTCGAAAGTCGGCTGGACGTTTTCTCCTGGACGCGCAAAGGCTTGTTCGCTCTGAGGATTCGGCGTGTTGTTCTGATAAATGGGTACCTGCATATTTATCTGCCTAAGATCGAAACTTTGTTATTGATCGAGAGAGGATTGAAGTTGTAAAGCGGCGTGAAAATCGGCTGGGCCGCAGATACCGCATCAACTCGGATTCCCGGATCGGCCGAGGAGATTCCGTCAATGCGCAGGCCGGGGTCAGCCGAGGAAATCGCGTCGATCTTCAATCCGGGATCGGCTCCGCTGATGGCGTCAACCTTGAGCGGCGTGTCTTTTGCCGGCTCTTTTGTTTTGCCCTCGGCAAGTTTTCCAAAGGCGTAGGTCATGCCCACCTGAGACAAGCCGTTGAGCGCCGTGGACATGAAGTTCAGGCCCACACTTTGTTTCTTGGCGTTAAACATCAAGGCCTGGTTTTTGAAGTCGGTAGCCCGCTGGCGATAGCCCCAGGCAGCGGCATGAGCATCGGTCTCAACGCGATTCTTGTTAATCGTCTTGATGATGTCGGTGGAAGCTGTAATCTGCGCCGCGCTACCGCTGCCGATCGCAACACCGTTGGCGGCGAGCGCAGCCTTCTGCCTGGCTTTGACTTGGCCTGCCTGCATCGTTTCGTGCTGGACCTTAGTCTCTGCTGCAAACAGGGTGTACTGCGCCTGCAATTCCATCGTCTTGGCATTCTCTTTGGCGATATTTGCCTGGGCCTTGGCGATAGCGTTGTTGTAGCGGGTTGTGAAGATTGAACCGACAGCGGAAATACCGGCAGAGATTCCCGTGCCGATCATTGAAGCGGTGTTGAAACTAAAGTCCATAAAACCTCCGATAGTGCGCCTATCTTGACGCCGCCTCAGGCTTTAATGCGCACTATTGTCGGTTAGCTGATCTCTACCGTAGTCGTGATCGAGGTTATCCGGAGCGGCAGTGGTAAAGACTGCCTGATATAGACCTGGCCCTCGTCACTCCATTTAGGCTTAATCTGCAGGTCGTAAATACCGGAGCGCAGATTCGGAGGATATCCGGGAAGCTCGGTCGCACGCGGCTGCATGTGATAGAGCTTCTCAAAACTCGATCCTGCCGACACTCCGGACGATTCGTTAAGCCGTAACGTAACCTCCGTAATATTTTTACGGTGAGAGGTGCCGTAGGACATATCGTTAAGTTGAAGGTGGATCGGGAGCGTAACCATGTCGGAGTCGTATTGCAGGCCGACGTAAACCGTCGAAGCCTCATCCTCCAGCACAACTTTCCCGCTGACGACCTTCTGATCGGGTACGACATAGCCGTCGGCTAGGATCGATACCGTCTCTCCCTCCAGCCAGGAAAGTCCGGTGATCGTCGTAGTCGGGTTGCCCTGGTAGAAACCTGCGCAGTCAACGTAACAGGATTCGGCCCTTGAGGGCGACTGCACCTCGTGCATACGCTCGATAAATCGGACGGTCTGCCCGTTGATCCTGCGGCAAGTGACGACATAAGGGATGTCCTCGTAGCCCTCGGAGACAACAGTCACGGACTCAAAACTGCCGCGGGTCTCGATTGTGGAGAATGCTCCGATCTGCTGCTCCGGGATATAGGTGAAGGCCACCAATACGCCGTCGCTGGAGACCGACCAAATAATCGGATTCGGTGCTTTGGAGTAAGCAATATCGATCACGGTCTTATGGTCGAAAAGGTGCGGCGCACGAAGACATAAATCTCCGGAAATAAATCCGCCTCGCTCGTATGAGTAACCCATTTCACGAAGATGGCCGCCTCTGGCCGCGGCATACACGCAGGCCGAATTTACAACCACAGGGTTGACCGAGCTTGCGCCTTCTGCGTTCTGCGCCTTGAAGCTGATTGAGTCCGGCGTTAGGGCGTCCGTGTCCGTGGTGCCCACTACCCAGCACCCTGAGGCCGTGAGCAGAATAAGGCGAGACAGCGGGACAAGGTGGCGGATGCGGTTAACGTCTCGGGCGTAGATTCTGGCTGAGATTCGGTCGGTCGCCTGGACAGGTAAGTGATACGCCATGGAGTTCTCACTGCCTGCGGCCGTCATCCAAATATATTGAGGTTTGGTACGCGTGCCGGCAAAAATCTTGCGCTGGTCAAAGTAGGAAACTGTTCCCGGATATCCGGACGTAATTTCCGAGTCGTACCGTGGCGGCGTTATCCCTGAGTCCGGAGAGATCGCGTCATCGATAATCGAAGTTTCGGACGTTTGGCCGATATAGCTGTAGACGCCGCCGACGTTGCGATACACACGATACATAGCAGCGCCCGGGACGGCATTCCAGGTGAGTGTGTTGTAGGCGCCGTCTGCAAAAGGATTGCAGTCAATTTCAACGGTAGCCGACAGCGGGCTTTCCTCTGAGGCGTCCGCGTTCAAAGCCGTAACCCCGTATTTTCTCTTAAAAAGTCCTTTGTTCTTATCCTCGACGTCCGGACCGATTGTCTGGGTTACGGCCAGGCCCGTAGGTGCTGACAGTGTGGTATTAAAGTTCACGTTCTCCAATCGCCAGTCGGTCGCACCGTGTCGCCTCAGAGTTTTCGTCGGGTAATTGATATGCGCGATCGTAATCACGTCGATACTCTGGACGAAACTCAGCTCGAAAAGATCAGCCTCCTCATACGGAGTCGTGATTTCATGCGGAGCATTGCCGGACATCAAAGTTTGCTTATGCGTATGGAAGCGGATGTACTTGTGTCCCACCTCTAAGACCATCGTCTGGTCCAGCGAAAACAAGAACGGGATCAGGCGGCATTTTTTGTCCGAGTATTTCGCGTGCGCCACGTACTCGAAACCCGGGCGCCTGAAGACAGGACCCTGGGGCTCAACGATAAAATTCTTGCACTTCGCGAGGCCCGTTTGGTTCTTGGCGTCGTCCACTCGGGCGTACATGGTATTAGAGATTTCGCCGCCGCCGAAAGAGTTTCTAAAGATTCTGACTGCCATTACACGAACCTCGCTCTAAGCTGTGCCGCTAAATACTTCGGATGCTGGTGGGCGCTCTTTTTTGCGTCCCGTGTTTTGGCCTTGCTCAAGGCGTCCTCGGCATATTTGAGATACTTGTCCGCGCTCTGATTCTTAACCAGGGCACCCGCGAGATATGCCGCCAGGCGCATGACGAGGGCCTCGGTGAAGTAGCCCGGGAACATCTGCGGGTTGTTCAAGTAACGGGTGTAGACGATCACGGCGTCCTTGACGTCCGTCAGCAGGAACATCGTGTTTTCGCTTTCGCGATACTCGATCTCGTACGGCAGTGTGGTCTGCCAGGGTTGGCCGCCGGTGCAGTAAAGACCGACAACACACATGCAGTCGCTCGGCAAAGAGTAGCCGTAACGCCACGGGTACAGAGTTCGATCCAGCTCAACGTACTGGGGCGGCTTGTAGCGACTTTGGGCAAAGCTCCAGTTAAATTGCTCCAGCAGATAGCGCAGTGCCATCGGGTAGTAGGCCGCACACTGCTCTGAGTATTGCGTGCCGTCCGGAGGATCGATAGACGTAATGTTTGAGTCCGCACCGAGCTGAGACAGTGCGGCATTGCAGATTTCGATTTGATTAGCCATATAAATAAAGGCGGGTTTTACGCCCGCCTCCTCCGACAAATTTTCGGTTGTTTACTGCTGATTAGCTGTCACCGCCGGCTGCCGCAGTTGTCTTCTCAGTACGGAACTCCCAGCCCTCGCCTTCTTTGACCTGGCCGAGCTTGTAGTCATTGCCGATCCAGGCCGTGACGGTGCCTGCCGTGACGCTTGTCGGGACGGTCACGATACGCAGGTAGCGTCTGTGCTCGAAGGGGAGTCCCACCACAATCAGATTCTTGAGCTCAGTGGGCGTGAATGCCTTAGATGTTGCGACAGTGGCAAAAGTAGAGTTATCGGCCGAGTCCTCAATCTTGAAGGCCAGGCTGGTGCCGGCCACGCCGCTGGCGGAGATACAAAGCGCCATCTTGTGACCGTTGACACCGGACTCTACCAGGGTGGAGCCGAAGTCAAGGCCACTGGACGTGAAGGCGGTTTTGGCCTCCTTCTTGTCGGCGAGCATCATCTTAATGTCGAAAACCATAACGCCTCCTATTAGGAAATTGTGATCGCGGATTCGCTTGCGTTCAGCACGTCCGTGCCGTACTGGTAGATCGGGATACCGCCGAAGGACAACATGCCTTCACGTTTGCCGAAGGTCTTGTATTCCAGCGTGTACTTCGTCTTCTCCAGGAGCTGCAGGTCATAGATCATGCCGACCTGGTCCGTGCAGTAGATACCGACATGAGAGAAGTCGTCGGTGCGCAGGCGGTGGCGTGCTTCAACGAACAACTTCAAGAGGTCAGCTGCGCCCTTGGCGGTAGTGATCTTGGAGGTATCGACGTTGGCGATACGGACAATGTTTTCCGGATTGCCTGCAAATACGCCAAGGTCATAGCCGAACTCGGTTACGTAGGCCGGAAACATTTTGCCGTTAGCGTCCGGAACATAGATCGGAGATTTCTGAACTTCGACGGAAATACCTGCTGCACCGCCGTTTTCCGGGAAGAACAGAGTCATTTCTTCCGGGTGCCAGTTAACAAAATAGATCGAAGTGAGTGTGCTCGTCGAGCCGCCAGCCACTGTACCGCCGGCGTCAATGATGGAGTTCTTCCAGGCGCCGTTGTCTTTGTCCGGCAAAACGATATTTGCCAGGCCTAAGCAGTCTCTCGGATCTTTATCCGGATTGCCCTGGAAGACACGTTTGACCATACCGCGGGTTAAGCCGCGGATAAACATTTGGTCCTTGCGGGCGCGATACGGTGCTCGGTCTTTCTCCGGCATTCTTTCAAGCTGGAGCTTACCGATCACGGAGCGGTCGCGTGCGATACAGGACGGATAACGTACTGCACGACCTGTCGGGGTGGATGCATCCCAGCCTTCGTTAATACCGACGAGCTGGCCTTCCGGATATTTATCCGCCAGTGTGCCTTTCATACCCTGGCCGTCGTTGCCGCGCACCATAGTGGCACGATCAAAGAACGGCTGATAATCTCGGACGGTTTGAATGAAAACTTTCTTTGCTACGTCGCTGTCCGGAACGAGCGACTGCCATTCAGCCATTGTGACGGGCGTCATGCCGCTGAAAACGTCTGCCATTTTTAGTCTCCCAAATTAATAACCGTAAATATCTTGAGGTGTGATTGCTCCGGATACTCGACCTTTGGGCGGAGTATCTTCGCTGATTGCCGCGCCGACTCTTGCTAGGAATTTGATAAAGCCGGGGTGCGACCCAACAGGCAGCGAGAACAGTTCTGCGATATCTGCGTCATAGTTGCCGTCGGCGCCTTTGCCGAATCGGTCTCTGACCTTAATCGCACGCTGGATGGAGGCGTCATAGTTGGAACCGCCGATCTCGGGGTCCTTCTTAGCCTTCTCCAGCCACTGGCCGCTGACCTTGTTAATAAACTCAACCTGCTGGGAAACCATCACGGGCGTGATCTCATCGATTACGGCCTGGGCCTTCTCCTGCGAGAGATTGAGCTTTTTGGCGATACCCTTAAAGGAGTCGACCACTGCGCTATTGAGCTCTACACCTTCGGGTGCTTTGAAGTCGGCGTAACTTTCAGGTGCCGCATCCTCTTTCGCTTCCTGCTTCTGTCCTTCCTGACCTTCGGCTTTCTTGGCGTCGTCTGCCTCAGGCTTAATCTCAAGCGGATTGCTTACCGTCTGAGCGGCCTTAGTTTCGGGCGCCGGAGAAGTTTCAGTCTTCTCAGTACCGGCCTCCTTTTCAGTCGGAGCGGTGGTCTGAGAAGACTGCCCCTGGTCCAAAGGAGAAGACTGTTGCTCATTCTGCGAAGGAGGTACTAACGTCTCCTGACTGGTGTTTTGGGAGCCGCTGTCATTTTCTGTACTCATCCGATATCTTCCTTATCTCGGTGTATTGTTCCGGGCAATAGGTCATGACGTAGCTCAGCACGACAAGGCCGAAAGTTTTCTTTCCCTCTTTGTTAGCCATCGCGAGAGCGTTGGTGTCAAAAGAGGAGGAGAACAAGGCGCAGTCGGAAAAGAGTTTGTTAAACACAATCTTTCCGTCCCGCGTACCCAGAAGGCGGATGAGAGACTCTTTAAAAGCCTCGTCAAAGCTCGCTTTCTGCGCTTCGCGTTCTTGTCTTTCTTCCTTGAGCTTCGCTTCGTCAAACGGATTGCGAATCTTTCCTGACATTTAAAACCTTCAATAAAAATCAATGCGCACTTTTTTACTGCCCCATCTCGGCCTGGAGCGCCTCGACGGCCTGACCCGCCATGGTGTCGCCGCCTGCGGGGACCTTGCCCAACTTGCTCAAGGCGTCCACGCCCTGCTGAGCTTGCTCCTGCTGCGCCATCTGCTGTTGCTGCTGAGCTCTCTGCTGCTGGATCTGCTGCACCTCTTCGTCCGAGCGCAGTAACGAGGGGCTCACACCCTTCTTGTCGAAAATGATCTTGATGGCGTTATCCAAGTTGATGCGGTCAAGCACCGACGGGTCAACTTGCGCCAGCTGGCAGACTTGCGTAATGGCCTCCATGTCGGTGTTGGCCTGGACCTCTTTCTGAGATCGGGCAAGCATGGATGTGTACTCAATGTTTAACTCAGTGCCCTGGAGCTCCTGGGGCGGAGGCGGAAAAACTCCGGCGCGGGAGAGGATCGAGAAAATGCGGCCGATAAAAGGATTCAGAACCTCGTTGTTGAACCGAGACAAAATCGGTCCGAGCATGATGAGTTTTTCCTCCTGGAGTCTCGCCACCGCGGTCGCGGTCATGCGCGCGATCTCGGCCTGGTTGGAGAGCATGAGGAAAAGGTCGGTAAAGAATGCCGCCTTGATTCTGCCTTGAACTTCTTGGATGTCCACGGTGATCGGGTTGATGTTTCCGACCGCAGTGGTGGCGTTATTCGACTGACTGCCGTTGGTCGGCATGTCCACGAAACTTAAGCCGCCCGGGGCGAAGTCAAGCTCGGCGTCCTTGGCCGACGTCGGCAGAAGTCTCGGGGGATCGACGATCAAGTCGATCGCGTTGCCTTTTTGCATCTGCTCGTGCTTGAGCTGGCGCACGTCACCCAGCGCGGTCATGCCCGGAGATTCGCAGGAATAGGTATCGGTCGAGATTGCTCCCCAGCGGCCCACGATTGCCGGAAATTCGTTATACCCGGATTCCAGGAGAATCGAGTGCTCGTCACTGTCGGCGTCGACCAGCATGTGAACCGCACGATACGGCATGTTCTTGTTGTCCTGCTTGGTGATGTCGCGATCGTATCTCGGCTCAATGGCATGGATGACGGCCTTCTCTTGGTCGTATTGCCGTTGGTCATAGAGCGCCTTAATGCCGCGCGGGACATTCTCATAGCCATACTGCTGAACGATTTGCGCGACCGTCATCATCAGCTCGCGATACAGAGTATCCGGGATGCCCTTATGGTTGCAGGCGATCGCATACTCGCCGATTGTGAACGGGTAGCAGTAAAAGCCACGCTCATCATCCTCCTGAATCATCATGGCGGCCGTGCCGTAGAGACTGACCTCAAGCCAAAAGTGGTGCAGGCTTTGATAGGCGTTCGTTCTCGATAGGCCCATGTAGATGACCTGGGACACATCCGCGAGCCACTGCTTCACGGCCGGAGACTCATCCAGTGTGGGACTGCCGGTCGTGAGATAAAACCACTGCTGGCTAGGGTCCGTAAGTCCGGACATCAATCCGGAGGACAATAGGTTGCTGGCGCCGGTAGCCGTATTGTCGAAAATCTCATTGAAGCGTTCGCGCGCCTCGTTCTTCGGCCCGCGCAGCAGGAATTTGCCTGTTGCCGGCCGGATATGCGTGGCGATACTTTTCCACTGTGAGATAAAGGGATCGCGCTCCGTCTTGAGCTTTTGCCAGCGCGACAGGATGTGCGCACGTAATTCCTTCTTGTCCATCGGTGCCTCGCTTTTAGGCTCCGAGCTTGTTGCCCTTGCCTAAGGTCAGATCGGAGTTATTGATGCCCTCGGGCCCTGTCAGCAGCGTCGAGCCTCCGGATGCGTTCTGATCTAAGTTCTGCTCATAAATGCTGGAGACATCGGCCTCTTTAGCGTTCTGGCGGCGCATATCCTCGCGGGCCTTCGTCTGAGTAATCTCGTTATTGCGCTGTGCTTCCTTGGCCGCGGCCTTCTGCTGTCGGGCCTGCTTGTTGCTCGCCATAACGGAGGCGGCGGTACCTACCGCGGCCACGCCGGCACTGATTGCTACAGCTGTAGTGGCAGAAATTGCTCCGCTCATATTCATTCTCCCCGTGACATTAAAAGATCGGTTTCGTCAGTAAATTCGGCCTCTGCCTCCTGGAGCGTCTTAGCCTTGGTAGCAAAGGACATGGAAATAGTGGTGTCCTCGTAGGCGACAAAAATCTGTCTGCGTCCTGCCGAGGCTCGGAAAATATGTGTGCCTTTTAAGCGGACGGTTCTGCCGCCGCAGGTCATGGCGAAGTCCCCGGTGACCATGATGACCGTCGGGATCTTGATTAAGGCGCCGGCGATCGCTATGCCCTTCGGGACTAAGCACGTGCGGCAATACATGCCGGCATGAATGAAGCTTTTGGTCTTAATCTCGACCTGGGGCGCCGAGCGCATTTCCTCGACGCCTGCGGCCATAGCCTCCAGTTCTCCGGACGTGTTGGGCGGTATTTCAGCGATTACGATTTCAGTCATGCCAGGGCCTCATAAAAAACGGTGTTCATGCGTGTAAACCTCGGGACCCGGGCGAATAAAGTCTCCAGGCGTGACCCGCTCCTGCATCCCCAATAGATCCCTGAGGCGCCGGAGTCCTTAGCGGCTTGGCTTATAGCGTTAATGAGGCGGACCCCTGCCGCGCCGAGCCGAAAGTCCTTAGACAAGAAGACCGATTCGACGGAGGCCGTCACTGTGGAGTAATGCGGGATGACGGTCAGCACGAAGGAGCCGAAACCGACAAGCCGCTCACCGCTGAAGGCGCCGATCACTTTGAAGGCGCCGGACTCCTCGGCTTTGCGGTAATAATCGACGTTCGGCTTTTGAGGCAAAAAGGGGTTGCCTGACTCGGCCATGTATTCCGAGATCAGCATGTCGGCGTCCGGAGCGCCGAAAACTTCCGCGACCGTGACAGGTCTAAAGGTCAATACTTTTTCCATGGGCGCATTGTCGATCTCCGGACAAATTCAATGCGCACTTTTACAGCGACTTGTAGGGGTTTCGGATCTGACGTTTCCGTCTCTCAGTGAGCCGCGGCATATTGGCTGGGCCGTCCAAATACTCCTGGATCGGTACGGCAAAACACAAGGCGAGCGCGTCGGCTGTATCCGGAGAATTCATGCCGCGTTTTTTCATTGACTCCTTGCTCTCCAGGAGCAAGCGTCCTTTGCGGTCAAGGAGTTTTTCCGGAATACAAAGATCATCGGCAAGCTCCGGGCTATTGGGCAAACACCCGTTGTCGCGGATAAAGTCTCTCATCCGATCCCACATTTCCGCTCTCTTATTGGCCCAGCGCTCGGTGTTGCTGGAGCGGTTGGCCGCGATCACCTTGTGGATATGCGGGACCTTATCGACCATGTAGTCGTAAGGAGAGGCACCCACGCCGGTGTAGTCGATATTGATGTAAATCTTCGGGATGCCGAGTTTCTGCAATTCGCGTGCGTAAAGGATGACCTGCTCTCCGAGCTGGGGCCCCGTGAGCCCGCGGAAAATCTTCAAGGGCATAGTGCAGTCGCGGCCGATTTTCGTTGCAATCACGGATCTGTCGTCGCCTTCTCGTGCGACGTCCACGCCTAAGACGGCAACGGTGGCGGCGTAATTCATAACGCCTACAGGGCGGTTGACTGCGGCGTCCACGTCTTCTCGCGTAATGAACTGTTTGGCAGATGTCGACGGGAAGACACCGCGCACACGAACTTTCACGAAGTCGGAGTCCTCGCCATAATCGTCAACGTACTGCTGCAAGAGTTCCTTGTTCGTAATCTTGACCGTTCTGGAGTCGATGTTGTAGTGCAGCCAGCGGTGGCGCTGTTTGTGAAAAGCGTCGAAAAAGGCGCCCTCGGGTCGCGTCGGGTTTCCGAAAATACACCAAATGATTTGCGTATCGCGGTCAGTCAGCGCGCCTTTCGTAACCTCATAGATTTTCTCGGCGATCACGGACGCTTCGTCGAATAAAACGAGGATTCTTTTGCCTTGGTTATGCAGGCCCTGGAAAGCGTCGGTATTACTTTCGTTCCAGGGGATAGCGTCGATTCTCCAGGTGTACTTATGGCCCTTTTGGAGAGAATAGATCGATTCGGCCGCGACCTCGAACCAGTCCTTGAAAATGCAGACAGAATGCCATTTATGGAGCTCGGACCACGTCTTGGTTAAAAGCTGACGGCCCGTTTCCGCAGTGATAACGCCTTTTGTATCCGGATAGGTGCATATCGCCCAGAGAATGACCCAGGCGACCAAAGCGGTCTTTCCGATTCCGTGTCCGGACGCCACGGCAATTTGGATTGCCTGGTAGCGGGTCGCACCGTTTTGCAGTCGGTCCCTAATGTCGCCTAGGATTTTCTCCTGCCAGGTATCGGGCCCGTCGTATTTCTCTAGGATCCCCTCGCCCCAGGGGAATGCGTGGCGCACGAATGCGAGCGGATCGTTACTGAACCGCACTGCGAGCTTCTGTAAGTTCAGTTCGTAATTTTGATTTGCTAATTTTTCATTGTCCATGAGACCACCGTCAATACAAATGCGGTTATGGGGAATGGGAATGGAGCGGGCGAATAAAATCACCCCTCGCGCGGTCAAATTACAGATATTGCCTATCGGTCCATGATAACGCCCCTCGTCGGGGCTGAGTTGGGGGTTTCACCCCTCCGACCGCCGAATTTCGAACACCCTTCGCCGTTACGTCACCCCGCCTCAATCCATCGCGGGTTATCGATTGGGGCGGCTCGATCACACCCCGTTTGCCCGGAGGTGCCGGCCGTCGGCGGGGATGTCTCATCCGACTGCCGACGTGTGGACAAATTGGTGGACAAAATAGCGGTAGTGCTCATAAGTCATTGATCTATATGGATGACGTGGCGGAGGATGCGTCCGCTATGTAGCTATTTCTCGTCCTTTTCCACTGCCGCCAGGATTTGCGCCAGGCGATTGGCACGGTCACTAACGTCCTGAGTGACTTCCAGCTTGTCTCTGAATTTACCTCTTAATCGGCATATCGTTGTGAGCGCCTGGTTCGCGCCCTTGGAGTCAAACATGAATACAGCATGGCCCGCTTTGTCTTTCTTCGGCTTGCCGTCGAAGTTGTAAACCTGTTGCGGCTCAGAGCATTTTTCAAGGATATCAATCGCTTTTTTGAGCTCGAAGTCCTCTTCTAACTGCATTCTTTCGTTGCGCTCGGCCTGCCGCTTGCTTATCGCGCGGGTGATCTTAGGCGTTCTGAGCAATCGAGCTGCATTCACTGCCGCAGCATTATCCGTACCGACGTTATATCCCGCTTTTTTGTAGGCTTCTGTCGCATTGCCGCCGTTTTTCAGGTATTCGGAGACAAATGCGGCCTGTTTCGGTGTCAGGCGTTCTATTGTTCCAAACTTGGTGCTCGACATAATAAAACCTCCGTAATCAATGAGTTGATTATCGGAGGCTGTCGCTCAATAATGCGCACTATTTCCGAAACTGCTAAAACCGAATTTCCGCTCCTACAGCCGTTCAAATTTCGTCGGACGATAAATCCATATTAATTTTTTCCCGATCGCTCTCCTGCGGTCGATTTTGACGCCTTCCCGCCCTATTTATTGATCGTTGCTTTAACAAACTTTACAGGGTGCTTCCCTCTTATTCTTCCAGCGAAAAAGTCTCTCACCGTCCGCTTCGGTATCTCCATCTTTGCCGATATCTCGTTAAGCGAAAATCCTGCCAGGCGTAAATCAATGCACTGCAGGACTTCATTATCTGTATATCTCGCGGCCTGATGGCTTTCGCCGACATACGCTCCCAGCGGGCCGATAAAGTCGACGCCTCCGGCCCTAAGGCCTAAAGTGCTGCGGATATTCTCTCTTAACTCTTTCAATCGCCGCTTGTAAGGTCCGCTGGCGGCCGAGTCCATGAAGTTTTTGTGCCGCTTTCGCGGCTTCAGTGAGTAATCTTTGGGCGTCATGAGGTAATACCGTATGAGGTTGATAGGTTGATTGTTTTTCGGCCATTCTTATCTCCCCGGGATGCCTCCAGCGGGTTGCCGCCGCCGGAAGCGTCTAAACCGCTAAAGCTCAAACTTCGGTCACGATTCCGTTTGAGCTATGGAAACCGACGTCAAAAGGCGTGCCGTCTAACCGCGTTGTAAAAAACAGTCTTGCGTACATCGTTGCAAGCGTCTCCGGGATTCCGAAAATGCGTGCACATCTCTCGCCTTTCCGGTTGTACGTCACCACTGCATAGGCCTCGCAGTATCCGCTCTTGTCGTCTCCCTCCCATGCCTTGGGCGCCGATTCAGAGTAGCCGACCTGGATCGTCCAGTGATTTGCGGGATCGCACCCGAACAAGTTGTCCTCTGCGCATGTGCCGTAGACGAAAGCGTCTAGAGCGTGGAATGTCTCCATAAAATCGAGGACATCCTTTATAGGTGGGCAGTTGTACATGCCTCCGTGATACAGATTGCTGTCCCAAACTCGCCCCGCCTTGAGTGCATAGTCGACTGCGACAGATAAGACCTTTAACTTTTCTAAAACCTTTGATTCCTTCTCTAATAACATAGTAGAAACCCTTAAATTCAGGGCAAAAAGGCATTTTTTAAGCTCTTTTCCTAAACTTCCCTATACGCGTATATAAGAGAAGTTTTAGAAATAGATAGTATTTTTGCCTTTTTGCCCTATTACCCCTCTAATCCTTAATCAACAGTCTCAAAACCGACTGCTTTTATACGAATACCTTTGAAACACATAATTCCGTCAGATTTCATAGTTTCAAAACCTCTTTCCTCCATTGCGTTAAAAAACCATTTCTTTCGTTCCTGATACTGCGGGACGCTAGAGTCCCGTGCATACTGCTTCCAGGCGTTGTAAGCCTCAGATCGCGGCCACCGCGCATCGGGCTCGATAACGCAGTGCTCTGAGAAAAAGTCCGACATCGGGTCTTGGGCCGATCTGTATGCTTTCTGCTCTTTGCGTATGGCCTCCGGCACCCGCAGGCCGCGCTGCTGAAAGCGGAGGGCGCCGGCAATGCACTTGTTCAGGAAACCGGAGAGCTCGGCCTCAGATTTTTGGTCAAATAAGGGATCAGCGCGCTCGGCATTGAAGTTGCCTAAGTGGCGTACCGGCAGCAGTCGATCCCACATGCCCTCGCTCTGGTCCTCGACGATCGGCTTATGGTTGGACACGAGCACCGGCAGACAGCACGGCGTGAAAGTGATTGAGCTCTTGGCCCACGTCTGACGTCCGGTCATCGGGTCGCCGCCGGTCAACTGTTTAACCAGAGAACTATTGAGGCGGCTGCCGTCGGAGGTCTCCACGAGTGTCACCAGCCGCTTGTCTTTAAGTCGCGTGATGTCTTCTCTGGCGCCGCCGGCCGAGCCGCCTTTTCCCTCGATAAAAGTCTTTTGGTCGGCTCCGACGTGATAGCCCTCTTGACCATTGCCCATCATCTTGATGGCCAGGTTGAGCAGTGCGGATTTACCGTTGTGGCCTAAACCGAACATGATTAAGAAAGACCTGCGCAGGCGCCCCGTCATTCCGGCGCCGAAAATGTCGTAATAGAACTCAACGATCTCCGGATCACCGTTGCATATCTCCAGCATTCGGTCGTCGATATAAGGACAAGTCGCGTCCTTGTCGTAGTTGACCGGGGAATGGAGCGTAATCATGTGCGCGGGATCCCCGGGAATAAATTCACCGGTCTTTAGGTCGATCTCGCCGTTGTTCACTCCGAAGTAGCGCAGATTTTGGTTGAGCTCGTGCGGGCTGATAAGTACGCTGTTGTCTCCGTCGGAGAAAGACTTAAAAGCCTTGAGCATGTTCTCCCAGGTCTTGGGATTGCAGCACTTGGAGGCGAAGTCTTTGAGCTTAACCGCGCTCTCGCTGTCGAGGCCTTTGGCTTCTTCAAATAAGGATTCGACCGTCATCCTGGCGTAGCCCATGATGGCCTCGTTGGGCGTTTTCTTCCAGCGGATTCCGTTCCATGTATACCACTGACCGTTGATGCAGTCCCATTTCAATCCGCCCTTGTAGGTGTCGCGCATCCTTTCGGCCAGGCCGAGTTCATTGGGTGCGTAATCGGAAAAGGTACTTTTCTTAAACCATCCCTGTATACTCGTCTTTGTGATTGATCCGGCGCCCAATTCTTTCAGGCGCTTTAAGGCGTAATTCGTGAAAACCTCTCTGTCTGCTCGATTGGACAGTGAGGTTTTTCTTGCTAGGGTCTCCACGTCAAACTCGTCGACGCATTTAGCCAGTGCGGCAGTGAACTCTGCTTTAGCCGCGATTCGCATCTGCTTTTCTCTGCTCGCTTTGGCCTCTTCAGCTTTGGCGATTACGGTCGGCATGCGGATCAGCTCTTCCTTGCATTTGCCGATTTCAACAAATGACGCCCATTTTTCCGCGAGTGCCTTGGATCCTTTGTCCGGATAATTTGCCGACTTGCTGCTCCATTCGTCCCAGAGTCGGAATGCTTCGTCCGAGCCGTCGTACTCCAGGTGCAGCGCCATACCAACTTCAAGCCAGTCTTTGTATGCGTCTGCGTCAATATGGCTGATGATCTTCCTGGCTTCCGAGAGCGGGATGTTTCTGCACTTCATGCACTCGACGTCGAAGGCCGTGAGCGGGCCTGCATTAGCTGACACCGAGCGCCCGGCGCCGCCTCTTTCCTTGAGCTTCCAGTCGTGCTTGACGGCGTAGTCGTTGACAATGGCGATCAGGGATTGAGCCTGCTCCATTGTGATAACCGCCAGGGATTCAGCCGGTCGCTCCAGCGGCGTGCGGTCAATGGTGCCCCATGAGTACGGCAGACCGGTCACCTTATGGCGGCCGAAGGCAACAAACTGCTGACCGTTGGCGAGGATCTCCAGTTGCTGCTCCTGGCCGAGGTCGTCCACGAATTTGTGTGAGGAGACTTTGGAGAAACTTTTATCCGTCCGGACTAAGAACAATGTCCGGGGCTTTCGGCCGACACGGGACAAGAACTTGTAGCTGCCGCCGCACATCTCCGAAAGTTTGTCGTAAATGAGCTGCAGGAGTCCGAAGTCTGTGATGTCGCAGTCAATGCCGATCACCTTATGCTCGCCCTGTCCCGTGAGCAGGCCTATGCCGCACCCGGCATGGATCTCAGCGTCCTCTGACTTGAAGCGGTAGGACGTCCATCCTTTCTCAAGGTCCGGGAATTTCTCTCCCGGCGTGATCGGTATCGGCAAATAGCCGTTGTCGACGAGGGTCTGTGCGCCCTGGTCGAAAGTAATAGCTTCCTCGTGGGTCATTTATTCGATCTCCCAAGATGCGACTTCTTTGTCCGAATTTAAAACCGAGAGGAACACAAGCCAGTCGGTCTCACAGACATTGCTCACGCGGTACTTTTTGACCATCTCTGAGGCACTGGAGGCGCTGTCCATGTAAATGAAAAGTATTTGATCCTCCGGAATGTAATTAATCCGCTGGATATAGGCCGTATTGATTACGGTGTTTCTGATTTTTAAAAATTTGCACATCTATTCACTCCTTGTGGCTTTCTCTTTTTTGGTTTCTTCCGTACAAAGCTGAGCGACAAGTTCTCGGAGCTTGTCGACGATCTTGTAGCTGACTTCCGTGTAGCGTTTTGATTTGATCTTGCTGACTGTGCCCTGGGCGATACCGAGCAGAGCAGCGATTTGGTGCTGTTTGAGTCCGGCTTTTTCAAGTTTGAAAACTGCGGCGTCCGGTGAGAGTAATGAAGCGGCCATATAAACCTCAAGAATTACAACTTTAGTTAATAGATTCTAATTCTTTTCGGAATATGCACACAACTTTAAGACTGTTAAAATATTCCCATTGGAATTTTTATTTGGATCGTGCGATGTCTACTTTTGCTCAAAACCTAAGAGCGCTGATGGAAAAACACGGCGTCTCCCAAAACGAATTAGCAAGGTCCGCAGGTCTTACCCAGTCGGCAATCAATAAGATACTTACGGGCAAGACAAAACAGCCAGGTATCGATACCACTGAAGCGATAGCTCGTGTCTTAAATGTTTCAGTAGCGCAATTGATTTACACACCTGACCTTCCTAAAGATGCCGATCCTGTAGCCGGATTTCGCCGCGTTCCTTTAATCAGTTGGGTACAAGCCGGACTCCCTACTCCAGTTTCCTCTCTTGATGACCTCGATAAATGGTACATCTGCCCAGTGAGCATCAGTAACGCAGGCTTTGCGCTAAAAGTCCGTGGCGAATCTATGGAGCCGATGTTTTACGAAGGCGACATTGTCTTTATTGACCCTGAGGTTCCGGCAGAATCCGGCCGCATTGTGGCAGCAGTTGACGACGGCGCAGCAGATCCGGAAGCAACACTCAAGAAACTCGTAAGGGACGGCTCGGATTACTACTTGAAGGCCCTTAATCCGGATTGGCCCGGTCCTAAATTCCAACTGTTTACCCAAAGTATGAGGATCGCCGGCGTGGCAGTTGGTAAGTATGTTGAACTTTAAAAGGAGGTCATTTTGAACTTAGCGAGGAGAGTTTTTCATGAGAAATTCGGCTGGCTTATCACCGTTTATTGTGTGTTTATGGCTGGTTTCTTTACCGCGTTTTTAATGGACATTTTTTCTCTTAAATTCTCAGGCTGGGATATAGCAATTACTGTCCTTCTGGCTGGTGTAAGCGTGTTTTTCATTTTTGTCCCAGTTATTGGCGCGTTGATCGAAGTTCCTTGCGCCTTTTATTATCTCGCCTGGATACTACACATAAATGTCTTTCTTGCCTTCGCGGTAACCATTGGCATTTTGATCGCTATGGTTCTTGTGGACATGAAGCTGCGTAGACTATAGCGAAACCAATTTTAGGACCGCCTTCGGGCGGTTTTTCTTTTCCCTCTAAAATTCCTATTAGAATTATTTAAACTATCGGCATTGATTTTATATTCCTAAAGTTTTAAATTCGTTTGTGAATTGATTAAGTTCAAAGGACAAACGAAATGCCGAATACCAAAAGCGAAAGTCCCTACATCTTCTCAACGGACGAACAACTCCGCCAAGATCTAAAGAAAGCAATGGTAGAGCGCCGATATACCGCTAACGCCCTTGCTCGATTCTTCGACGTAACTCCCTCAACTCTGGGCCGTTTCCTGGATGGCTCATACCCGCACCCGCGTAAATCAACCCGAGAAAAATACATCGATTGGCTGAGCAGCGGTGAACTTCCTGCGGCAGAACCTTCCGCACCTATTGACGCCTGGCTCAAGCTCCAAACCTGCCTTATCGATCTAGCCGGCCGCACCGGCGGACTCCCTCCGGACGTCCTGGCAGCAATCTCCGAGCTCAATTCTTTCTTCTCTCTTGCGAAGTGAGGCCGTCATGCGACGCGAATTTAATGACTTTGAAATTGCCGTCGGCGCGCTCGTCGCCTTCCTCGGCTTCTGGGGTTTTGTGTACCTCGTCTTCATTCTTCCGGAACTGCTCGGAGGTCTCTTATGAACTCAGTTTTTAACCTCGCCTCCTACAACTTCAATCAGTTGACTGATGACGAGCTTCTCTCCTGGCTGCATTCCGAGGGCCTGGCCAATATGCCGCCGATCATCCGCTCCTTGGTTTACCGCCTGGAGGCCGCTCAAAAGGACGTGGCCTATGCCCAGGAAGAGACCGAAGATGCGAAGGAAGCGTTCAAAAAGCTCGATAAGGACACGATCGAAGGCTTGCTAAAGCTGGACGACAAGCTCGGGCACTTTGCATCCGACCTCGAAAAAGTCTCCAGCGCAATTCTCGAATCTCAAGGAAAAATTCTTGTCGAAGGTGATCTGCTCGTCGATAGCGATGAACTAGACGACGAATGCCCGGACGACCAGCTCGTTATTCCTCGTAAAGAACTCGACGCGATTCGTGCTCAGATCGATTCAATCGGCTACGCCATTTCCAACCTAGAAACCGGGGACTTCTTCCCCGATCGCCCTTCCATCTAAGACTAAAGGAGATATTTATGTCTTTAGAAACTGCCATCCAAGAAAACACCAAAGCACTGCAATACCTGGCTGAGATTGTTAAACAGGCCATGAGCATGAACCCCGTGCAGGCTCCTGTTGCGGCCGCCGCTCCGGCGCCCGAACCGAAGGCTGCCTCTAACGAACCTGTAGCCGCGGCTGACCTTCCTCCGGTAGCTGCACCTAAGGCAGCACCCGCCGAGCCAACAACCGCGCCTGTTCCGGCGCCTAAAGCTGAGCCTAAGGCAGCACCGATTAACTACACCGAACTTCGTGAAGCCATGGTCTCCAAACTGCAAAAGCTCTTCGAGCATTCGCCAGCCAAGGGTGCCGAGATTCTCCGTTCTTTCGGCGTCAGACGCCAGTCCGAACTGCCGGACGAAAAACTGCCCGCTTTCTGCGATGCCCTGGTTAAAGCTCTCCAAGCTGAAGGAGTTCTGTAATGGCCCACGCTCTTTTATCCCCGTCATCTGCACACCGCTGGATGTCCTGTCCGGGAAGCGTATCTTTGTCCCGCCTTTTCCCTGACGAATCGTCCTCTTATGCAGAGGAAGGCACACTCGCCCATGCTTGGGCCGCACACTTCCTTGATCCGCAGAATCAGCCTCAGCCGACTGAGGCCTTGAGCTCAGACAACATGACCTTCGTCCAAGACTATGTCCTTTTCGTTGAGCGTGAAACTGCGGGCGGTGTCCGCCGCATTGAGTATCCGGTTTCTGTCTCAGAGGTCACCGGTGAAGCTAATGCCAAGGGCACAATCGACTGCGCCGCATTGGTCAACGGCACGCTCAAGATCATTGACCTTAAATTCGGTAAGGGCGTGAAGGTCGACGCCGAGCACAATACCCAGCTCATGATTTACGCCGCCGGCGCCTTGCCCTTGTTCGATGTGATCGACGAGGTCAAAGACATTGAGCTCACGATCTTCCAGCCGCGCATTAACAATATTTGCTCCTGGAAGCTGACGCCCGCCGAGCTGGATGAGTTTGTGAACAAAGCCCGGGCGCGAGCGTCTATTGCGATCAACTATCTGCACGCCGATCCTCTGCCGCTCGCCGCACTGGAGCCGTCTGCTGATGCCTGCCGATTCTGCAAAGCTAAGGCCGCGTGCCCGGCTCTTCAGCAGAAGGCAGCAGAAGCATGTGACTTCCGTCCGGTGCTCGATCGCGGCCAGGACATCCCGATTGTCCCGGAAGAAGCCCTGAGCTCCGAGCAGCTCTCCTTGAATCTTCAACTCGCCGACCTTCTTGAGCCGTGGATAGCCGCGGTGCGTGAGGCCGCCTATGACCAAATGATGCAAGGCGTTGAGGTCGAAGGATTCAAGCTCGTGCTCGGCCGCCCGGGTAACCGCCAGTGGACCAGCAACGCAGAAGCCGAGGCCATGCTCAAGTCCTTCAAGCTGAAAGAGGACGAGCGCTACACGTACAAAGTCATCACTCCGACCGCCTTGGAGAAACTCATGAAGGCGGGTCGAATCGGCGAGCGTCAATGGAAGCGCGCCGAAACCATCATCACCAGAAGCGAACCGACTCCGACCGTCGTCCCGGCAGCAGACAAGCGCCCGGCATGGTCTCCGACCGCAACCCCATCCGATTTCACACCTATCTCTAATTAATAAGGAGCACAACTATGGCATTCAATATTTATGGCCGTCTCTCTTTTGAACACGTCTTCACTCCGTCGTCTTCCAACGGCTCGGACCCCGTTTACTCCGCCTCCATCCTCATGCCGAAAGGCTCTCCGGAAGTCAAAAAAGTCGAAGACGAGATGATGCGCGTGGCCACTGAAAAATGGGGCGCCAAGGGCAAGGACGTCCTGGCCAAACTGGTGAGAGAAAACCGCGTTTGTCTGCGCGACGGCAGTACTAAGGATTACGACGGCTATGACGGCATGATGTTTGTCAGCGCCCGCAACCCTTCCCGGCCTTCTGTCTTTAATAAGAAGTGCGAACCGATCACAAAAGAGGACGGCCTCATCTATTCCGGCTGCTATGTCAATGCACGTATTGAAATTTGGGCACAAGACAACCCCAAGGGCGGCCGCCGCATTAACTGCAAGCTCATAGGTATTCAGTTTGCGAAAGACGGTGACGCCTTCGGCTCCGGCTCCGGTCCTGCTAAGGCTAGCGACTTCGAGGTGATTGAGGACGACGAACCGAGCGACGACGACAAGAAGCCCTGGGAGTAAGCCATGGCAAAGACTAAAACGGAGGGACAAGGCGTTGTGCTCGGACTATCCGAGATAGAAGCCTATGCGGTCATGTCTGCAATTAAGACAGATCTTGAAGTTGAAAAGGATTTTGATTCTGAAACTTCCGGATTCGGTGCCTTTGCCTCAAAGCTTTACCTCAAAAGTTTGACCAACGTAATGGACCTCTTACAAGCCGCCCTGATAAGCAAACAGGGGCCAACTCACTAAAGCCTTTTTAACCACCCGTCCTTCACACGAGGGACGGCTATTAAGGAGACTCAATATGACAACACTCTGGGCAGACTTAGAAACTTTCAGTACCCGCGACATTATGAACGGCCCTCACCAGTACGCAGAAGACTGCGAAGTTCTGCTGTTCGGCTATGCGATTGACGACGGCCCGGCTAAGGTTTGGGACGTTACAACCGGCGAGAGAATGCCGTTTGAGCTGGAGGCCGTGCTTGCCGCCGCAGAAATGAATGCTCCGGACGTCAATCTCGTTTGGCATAACGGAGCTAATTTCGACGTGCCCGTCCTGCGCAAGGCCAAAAACCTCCATGTCGACATCCCGTTTGAGCGTGTAGATGACTGTATGGTCAAAGCGTATTCCCACGGCCTGCCCGGATCGCTGGGCGCTCTGTCTGAGATTTACGGTCTCGGCGTTGACAAGGCGAAAGACAAGGACGGCCGGCGCCTCGTGTTGAAATTCTGCAAGCCCGACAGTAAGGGCAACGTGCGCAACCGCACGACGGATCCGGAGGATTGGGCCCGCTTTGTGAACTACTGCCGCCTGGACGTCGAGGCCATGCGCGCGATCTACAAAAAATTGCCGTCCTGGAATTGGGGCCCGAGGGATCGCGCTCAATTCGTGATCGATCAGCGCATTAATAACAGAGGCGTCCGGATGGACCTCGATCTTGCCCGTGCCGCTATCGCTTTGGCCGACAAGCTCCGGGCAGAGAATGCCAAGCGCACCCAAGACCTCACTAATGGAGAAGTCGCGGCCGCAACTCAGCGCGATGCGCTCCTGGCGCACATCCTGCAGCAGTATTGCGTCAGCCTGCCGGACCTCACTAAGTCCACAATCGAGCGTCGTTTGAACGACGAGAATCTGCCGGAAGTCGTCAAGGAATTGTTGCGTGTGCGCCTGGCGTCCACTAAGACGAGCACTGCCAAATACAAAAAGCTCATTGCCTCGACCAGTGCGGACGGCCGCATGCGCGGATGCCTCCAGTTTAGAGGTGCCACCCGTACAGGCCGCTATGCCGGGCGGCTGATGCAATTGCAAAACCTGCCGCGGCCGACACTTCCGCAGTATGTCATTGACGCGGGTATCGAAGCGATTAAGGGCGGCTGGGCCGAGTACCTGGCTGAGCCGGGTGAGCTCATGTCTTCGTGCCTGCGCTCCTGCATTATGGCAACTCCTGGAAAGCACCTTGTAGTAGCTGACCTCTCAAACATCGAGGGCCGCATGCTCGCCTGGCTTGCCGGAGAGACGTGGAAAATTCAAGCGTTCAGAGATTTCGACGCGGGCCACGGCCCTGATCTTTATAAGGCGACCTACGGCCGCACCTTCGGCATTCGTCCGGAAGACGTGACCAAGCACCAAAGACAGATTGGTAAGGTCATGGAGCTTGCGCTCGGTTACCAGGGCGGCGTCGGTGCATTCCTCACGTTCGCCTCCGCATATTCGATTGACCTGGATGAGCTTGCCAAACATGTCCGCGAAAATATTTCCTTCTCCTACTGGGGACAAGCCGAAGGGTCTTATGAGTGGTACAAGGAAAAGAAACTCACTCACGGCTTAAAGCGCGAAACATTTATCGCTTGCGAAGCGGTCAAATTGGCCTGGCGTGATGCGCACCCGGCGATCCAAAAGTTTTGGGCCGATGTCGACAAGGCCGCAGTCTCCGCGCTCAAGGGTGTCCCCGCCAAAGCCGGCAAGGTTTGGTTCAGTAAAAACGGATCTTGGCTGCGCATGAAACTGCCGAGCGGCCGATTTATCTGCTATCCCGGCGCCCGCCTGGAGGATGGCGGAGTCGGCACCGGCACCTTCTCCTACATGGGGATCAACCAATATTCCCGGAAGTGGGAGCGCATTCCGACCTACTCTGGAAAAATCGTAGAAAACGCAACCCAGGCCGCGGCAGCAGACATCTTGATCGGCGCCATGGATTCAATCGAGAAAGCAGGATTTGAAATCGTCTTCTCAGTGCATGACGAATTTATCACTGAGGCCGACCTCTCTAAAGACAACACCGAGCTTGAAAAGCTCATGTCAACTCCGCCCAGTTGGGCACCTGACCTGCCGCTTGCGGCGGCGGGATTCACTTCACTTAGATACAAGAAAGATTAAGGAGAAGTAGTAAATGGACATCCTGATTATCGTTTTAATTGCGGTTTTCGCCTTGGTAGCGCTCGCGCTGACGGGCCTCCTGAATAAGCTCGACAGTCTCACTTATCAGATCCTCCAGCTTCAGACCCGCGTCCGCCGCATGGAGAAAAAAGAGGAGAACCGATAATGACGCCCGAAGGCAAAGTCGTCGCGCTGATTAAAAAGCGCATCAAAGAGGCGGGCGGCGAGGTTCGTAAATGCTCCTGGGAGAACTGCCGGGGAGCGCCCGACCTGCTCGTCATGCTCCCGGGCGTGCATGCCTGGATTGAGGCGAAGGCGCACAACGGCGCGCTCAGGCCTCATCAGGTCCGCGAGCATGCTCGGTTGCAGAATGCCGGATGCCAGGTCTACGTCGTGTGCGGCGAGGATCAGGCCGAGTCCCTGGTGAGCCACCTTGTTGCATTGTCTCGATCTGTGGAGCCGTAACTATGCCGAGAGATTTCAAGCCCTGGCCTTACCAGGAACTCATGATCCGATTCGCTTTGAAAAATAAGCGCTGCGGATTGTTCGTCCCGATGGGCATGGGCAAAACTTCAAGCGCGCTCATGATTATCCAGATCCTAAAAGATCTTTATGGTGAAGGTCCGGCGCTTGTAATCGCTCCGCTTGCGGTAGCCCGTAATGCCTGGCCGAGTGAAGTGCGGAAGTGGAATGATTTCAGCCACCTCAAAGTGTCGCCCATCCTCGGCAGCACGAAGGAGCGCGTCAAGGCCTTACATACCAAAGCCGATGTCTATGTCATTAACTATGACAATCTGCAGTGGCTGGATAACTATCTCACGAGCCATAACTACACGTGGCCCTTCCCGGTTGTCGTGGCCGACGAGTCCACCAGGCTGAAAAGTTTCCGGACAAGACAAGGTTCTAAGCGAGCGAAGGCGCTGGCCAAGTTCACCAACTTCTTCAGGCGGTTTATTGCGCTCACCGGTACGCCCTCTCCTAACGGGCTCAATGATCTGTGGGGCCAGTTGTGGTTTATCGACAACGGCCAGCGCCTGGGGAAGTCTTTCACCGCGTTTCACGAGCGTTGGTTTAGACCTCTGAGAGTCGGCGCGACTGCGGCCGCCGTGCAGTGGGTGCCGTTGGAGCACGCCCAGGAGCAGATTCAGAATGCCATTTCGGATGTCTGCTTGTCGATTAAGGCTGAGGATTATTTCGATTTAGACAAGCCGCATTTTGTGAACGTCGAAGTCGAATTGCCGGACGAGGCAAAGGCGCTGTATGACGACATGGAGCGGGAGCTCTTTGTCGAGCTGGCCAATGCCACCACGGTGGAAGCAGCTAACGCCGCGGCTAAAACGGTGAAGTGCCTCCAGCTCGCCAACGGTGCGATCTACACCGACGACACCCATAACTGGCAGGAGGTGCATACGGCCAAGCTCGACGCGCTCGCCTCCATTGTCGAGGAAGCTGCAGGCGAACCGCTCCTTGTGGCCTACCAATTTAAGACAGACCTTGCCCGCATTCTTGAGGCATTCCCAAAAGCCCGCGCCTTCGATAAACGTCCGGAAACAGTCGAGGCTTTTAACAACGGAGAGATTCTCATGCTCCTGGTGCACCCTGCGAGCGCGGGTCACGGCCTGAGTCTGCAGGACGGCTCCAGCAAGCTCGTGTTCTTTAGCCAGTGGTGGAATTTGGAAGAGTACCTCCAGGTGATTGAGCGTATCGGCCCGATGCGCCAAATGCAGGCCGGCCACCCGCGAGTCGTCACGGTCTATCAGATCCTGGCAAAGGACACGATCGACTATGTGGCCTTGGCTAAAAAACGATCTAAGCGAGAAGTACAGGACATGCTCCTGGACTACCTGCGGAATAAGGGAGAGAAAAATGAACCTTCTCGATCAAAGGATTAGGACGTTCGCTTCTCAAGGTCTGAGCCCGTATGAGATTGAGGAGCGCCTCGGGATGGAGCACTACACCATTCATATCGAGCATCATCATGCGCTCATGGAAGGATACGCCCGGAGCGACAACGGTGAAAAGGAAGCGGAGCGTAAAGAACGTAGACGAGAACTCAATCGCGCCTATGAGGCAAGGCACCGGGAGGAGCGCAGGCGCAAAAAGCAAGAACGTTTTCAGAACGATCCGGAATACCGCGAGCGCCAGAAAGCGGCTTGCAAGCGTTACCGGGAGAAGCACGCGCTCGAACTCAGCGCAAGACGTAAAGAAAGATATTGGAGAAAGAAGGAGCAGCAGAATGGCGAAGAACAAAAAACCGCGTAAGCCGTATAAGCCCAGAGCTATTCGCAACTCCGGGTGCTCTTACCCGCGGGAAACGATTGACGAGATCAAAGACATCATCAACGGTATGGGACTGACTGCTGAAGTGGCTCTGCCGCAGGGTGCCATTGACGAGAAGCAGTGCGTCAAGCTCCAAGACCTTTTGCATTGGGGCGGAATGCTGATGTTTGACCGCAAGTGGAAAGGCCAAGAAGCGGAAGTCAAAGAGTTTAAAGACCGTCACTACAAGGCCCTTCACGCATGGGCCGCAGTCGTGCGCCGCAAGAACTCAGGACAGACCCACGGCTATGTCGCCAAGGCTGACGAGCTTCAGATCATCCGAGAAGTCTGCGCCGAGATCGTGGTATTGCTCAAGGAAGCCGTGGAGCTGGCACCGCAAAGGACGGTTCGAGAGTTGCTTGCCGCCATTCAGATTGTGGACGAACAAAGAAACAGAGACGGAAGCCGCGGCGTCAAGGAGATTTCCCCGACCGCCCGCGCCGTCCTTAACCAAAGAACCTATAGGAGACCCGGCTATGACAACATCCAAGAAACGCAGACAGCGGATTGAAGAGACCCTGCCCGAGTGGTGCTTAAGAAGAAAGGGCCTGCCGTACTCGGCAAAGATTCTGCTCTACTTCTTCCTCTACAACATCAACCTCAGAGGACGGGTGACGCTCACCCGCCTGCAAGAAGTGTCGGGGCTTGCATACGAGACGCTGAGACGCTCGCTTATGGCTCTGAAACTTGAAGGGATTATTAACCAAGAACTCATAGGTTCCAACCGCCACAACGGGTATGCCTATGTCCTTAACTTCAAGCGCCTGAAAGAACTAGGCGCACCGAACGTCGAAGAATTTTTTAGAGGCTATAAAAATGAAAGATAGAGAGAAACAAATTGCGGACTTTTATGGACTTGAGGTTCAGGCCATCAAGTTAGCGGAGGAGTGTGCGGAGTTCGCCGCTTCGAGCTCCAAAGTGTTTTATTACTACAGCCTCCTAGACGACGGAAGTAGTACGCCTGTTTCAAGGGCCGTTGTTCGCGAGCAGTTTGAAATCGCACGTGAGCAAAACGCTGAGGAACTTGCCGACGTACTTCTCATGGCAAGGCAGGTCGAGTACCTGCTCGAAGGTGAGCCGGAACTCAGAGCCAAGATCGACAAGCTCATGGAAACCAAGATTGAAAGACAACTGAAACGTGTGGAAGAGGAGAAAGCAAAATGAGCGACTTAGTTAACCATCCGTCCCACTACGAAGAGCAGTCTATCAAGCTCGAACCCATCGACTTCTGCGAGCGCCTGCCGTTCTGCGAAGGTAATGCCATCAAGTATTGTTTCCGTGCGGGTCACAAGGAAGGAGCTAGCGAACTGCTCGATCTCAAAAAAGCTCAATGGTATTTGAATCGTCGTCGCTCGGATGCCGCCCTTGAAATGCCGGAAGAAGACCGTGCGTCTTTCCGGAATATGTCGTGGTATTTCAAGCGCTCCAACGGGATCTTAAAAGACGCTATCAATCGCTGGGAGAACGGCTCTATTTACGAGGGAGACTTCTGGCAGGTTCTTGAACTATGCATAGACGACCGCATTGCGGTCTTAGAAACCGACAAGGCCTTGTACGACCAAACGATAGGGGACGAAAAATGACAGCGACCTGGCTAAGCAAAATGGAGCTGGCGACCTACCTCGGTATTACGACCCGGACGGTGGACCGCTGGAGAAAGGATGCGGACTTCTATAAATTTCCGACGCCCCGCTATATTGCAGGGCGTCCACGGTGGCATATTAAAGATATAGACAACTGGATGTCTAAGCAGCCGACGAAACTTCGCTAAAGACTGTATCTGCCCACTGCTGCATTACCTCGCGCCGTTGTTCCAACAGATCAGAACGTTGATATGCTTGGACAACGGCGTTTCCTGTTGTATGCATCAGGCATTTTTCTGCAACGATGTCCGGAACACCATTCTCAGCCGCCCAGTCTCTGAATGTAGATCTGAAGCCGTGCATTGTGGCAGTCGTTCCGGTCATTTTCTTGAGCAGGGGCGTCAGGCTGTAGCGACCCCCGAGGCTTTTCTCAGAGACACCGAAAATATATTCACTCTTTTTCTCGATAGACTTCAAAAGCTCAATCGCCTGGTCACTTAAGGGGACACGGTGCGGGTATGGCTTTTGGTCTTTTCGTCTTTCCGGAGGTACGGACCAGATACGATTTTCCCAATCGATCTCTTCCCAGCGCGCCGGGACGGATTCGCCCACTCGGCTGGCTGTCAGTATCGTGAAGAGGATCGCCTGTTTCGTTCTCGTATTTGCCGGATAAAGACAGCCAATCTTTTCCTGCAACTCTTCCAGCGGCATAGCTTCTTGGTGCTTGACCGGCTGAACCTTAGAAGCGGGCGGCAGGTCTCTGTCAAGGTTGCCTCTCCAGAGAGCGGGATTAAAGTCCATGAGGCCATCCGCTACAGCGTAAGAAAATATGTTTTCCAAACGACCGCGGACTCTGGAGGCCGTCTCCGTTTTGGTCGACCACAACGGCTCAAGCACCGCCAGAATGTCGGCCTTCTTAATTTCAGATAACTTCTTTTTGCCCAGGACCGGAAAGGCATAGGCGCGAACAGTAGTGAACCACTGCTCCTTATGCTTTGCGTTTCGCCACATTCTCACAGAAGCGATCTTCTTGATGGTCTCTAAGGCATAGTCCTCAAAAGTGAGCTCGCCTTTTATTTCCTTATCCAAAGACTCCTTCGGCGTTATGGGTGCGGCACCGTCAGCCAGGCCGACTCTGAACTTCTCGACCAATTCTTTCGCCTGGCTGACTGTGATCTTGTTGGCCGAGCCCAAACTTTTTTCCCGGCGTTTCCCGGCCAAGGTGTATCTGAATACGAACGATCGAGAAGAACCCCGGACGACAAGAATTAAATTCGGTGCAACGGGATGTCTTCCGTCCGGGAGCTTGAATAAATTTTTGGCTGTAACTTGCATAGGATAATTCCTCCGCTTTTTTGGCGTCCACCATCAGTCCGCCATACATAGAATTATCCTCCGCCATATTAATTTTGTCCACCAATATGTCCACCACACGAAGTTAGGATGATGTCTTTTCGTGTCTCGTCATGTCTCAATCGGAAATTACAGAGCGGAAATTTTAAAGCCCTGAAAGCCAATAACGGCGGGGCTTTGAAGGCGAATGTCTCGCCGTGTCTCAGATTGTCTTGGATTGTCTCAGAAAAGAAAATGGCGGAGAAGGAGGGATTCGAACCCTCGAGACCGGTTTTTGCCAGTCTGCACCCTTAGCAGGGGTGTGCCTTCAGCCACTCGGCCACTTCTCCGCACATCGATCATCGCGATCAGGAAAGCGTATTCTATAGATAAAGTTTCGTTTTGGCAAACGAGTCTGGAAACGGGTCTGGAAAATTACAAATGCTCACATTCTCCGCGCTATCGGA